GCTCGAGCAGTTCGAGGGGCAGGAGTGGGTGGCCGGGTTCGACCTGGCGCGCAAGCTCGACATGAACTCACGCGCCCGGCTGTTCTGGCGGGAGATCGACGGGAAGATCCATTACTACAGCGTGGCGCCGGCCTTCTGGGTTCCAGAGGACACGGCCAACGACGTCGACAACAAGCGCATGACCGAGCGCTTCCAGGCCTGGGTCAACACCGGCCACCTGCACACCACGCCCGGCGCCGAAGTGGACTATCGCGAGATCCTCGAGGACACGAAGGAGGCCAACCACCTGGCTCCGATCACGGAGAGTCCGATCGACCCCCACGGCGCCACGGGCCTCAGCCACGACTTGGACGACGAAGGCTTCAACCCGATCACCATTACCCAGAACTACACCAACATGTCGGACGCCATGAAGGAGTTGGAAGCGGCCATCGAGGCCGGGCGCTTCCATCACGACGGCAATCCCATCATGACCTGGTGCATCAGCAACGTGATCGGCAAGTTCCTGCCCGGCAACGACGACGTGGTGCGCCCGATCAAACAGGGCGACGACAACAAGATCGACGGCGCCGTGGCGCTGATCATGGCCATCGGGTCTGTGTTGCGTATCGCCCAGGCGCCCAGCAACGACGGTTTCTTCGAAAACCCCATCATGGTAGGAATCTAATGGCCCGCGAGAAAAAACCAGGTCGGGTCAAGTCCGCGCTACTGGACTGGCTCGGCGTGCCGGTCGGTCTCGCCGACGGCTCATTCTGGCAGGAGTGGTTCGGTACCTCTGCCAGCGGCAAGCATGTCAGTGTCGACAAGGCGCTGCAGCTCTCCACCGTATGGGCCTGCGTCAGGCTGCTGTCTGAGTCGGTTTCCACGCTGCCACTGCGGTTCTACCGGCGGATGCCGGATGGATCGCGCGAGCAAGCCAAGGACCACCCGCTGTACCGGTTGCTCTGCCGGGTGCCCAATGCGGAGATGACCCCACAACGCTTCATGCTGTTGGTAGTTGCCAGCCTGTGCCTGCGCGGGAACGCCTTCGTCGAGAAGAAGATGATCGGCCAACGAGTGGTTGCGCTTGTGCCACTGTTGCCCCAGCACATGACGGTGAAGCGCCAGGACAATGGCCGCTTGCAGTACAAGTACAGCGAGAAGGGCCAGGTCCGAGAGATCCCCGAAAAGAACCTGATGCACATCCGTGCGTTCGGCTTGGACGGGGTCAGTGGCATGCTCCCAGTCACCACCGGCCGAGAGATTTTCGGCTCGGCCATGGCGGCCGAAGAGGCCGCTGCAAAGGTCTTTGCCCAAGGCATGCAGGCGTCCGGCATCCTGAGCAGCGACACCGACCTCAAGCCCGCACAGCGCGAGCAACTGCGCGCAAGCCTCACCGCGTTCATGGGTTCAACCAACGCTGGCAAGATCATGGTGGCCGAGGCCGGCCTGAAGTATCAGGGAATCACGATGAACCCTGAAGCTGCACAGATGCTTGAGTCCCGATCGTTCAACGTCGAGGAAATTTGCCGCTGGTTCCGTGTTCCGCCCTTCATGGTGGGGCACATGGACAAGCAGTCGAGCTGGGCATCGTCCGTTGAAGCGCAGAACCTGCACTTCCTGACCAACAGCCTTCGCCCGTTGCTGGTCAACATCGAGCAGGAAATTACCCGCTGCCTGATCGGCGACCTCGATGCCGACGAGTACTTCGCCGAGTTCGCTGTTGAAGGCCTGCTGCGCGCTGACAGCGCAGGGCGGGGCGCCTGGTACAACACGGCGCTGCAGAACGGCTGGATGTGCCGCAATGAGGTCCGCCGGCTGGAGAACCTGCCTCCGATTCCAGGTGGCGACACCTACACGGTGCAGTCGGCTCTTGTGCCACTGGACCAGCTTGGCAAGCCTGCAGCTGGTGCCTCACCGGCAGCATCGGCCTTCATGCTGCGACTCGTCTCCGCCCGCAATAGCGGCGACACGGCGGCCATCAACCAGGCCGTTGAGCTGGCGTCTCAAGCGCTGGCGTCTGGTAACCCCGATGGGCCGCTCATGGCTCACGCGCTGATATCGATGCCGCTGCTCAAAGCGGCCTGACCTGGAGCAACCCCATGACTCTCAAGACACTTCCGGCGGCGCCGGCGGTGCGGCCGCACGCGCGTGTCGAATCCGATCTGTTGCCGAAGGCCATGGAACGCTGGAATCCAGCGATCAAGGCAGCCGCAGGCGATGACTCATCGACCATCACCATGTACGACCCGATCGGCATGGACTGGTGGAGCGGTGAGGGCGTCACGGCCAAGCGCGTGAGCGCCGCGCTGCGCAGCATCGGCGACAAGGATGTGACCGTGAAAATCAATAGCCCAGGCGGCGACGTTTTCGAAGGCCTGGCAATTTACAACCTGCTCCGCGAGCACAAGGGCAAGGTGACCATCCAAGTGCTGGGCTTGGCCGCCTCGGCCGCGTCGTTCATCGCCATGGCTGGCGACGAGATCCAGATCGCCCGGGCCGGCTTCATGATGATCCACAACGCCTGGACCATCGCTGCAGGTGACCGCAACGACTTCACCGAGGTCGCCGACTTCCTTGACCAGATCGACGCCACCTTGGCCGACATTTACTCGGTCCGCACGGGTGACGCCGCAGCGCAGATGCGCGCCCTGATGGACGTCGAGACATGGATGGGCGGCAGCACGGCTGTCGATTCTGGCTTTGCCGACAGCCTGCTGCCTTCCGATGCGGCACAGGAAGATCCGCAGGCCTCTGCACCGCAACAGGTCGCGGCCCGACGCCTCGACACGATCCTGGCCAAGCAGGGCATGCCGCGGTCGGAGCGCCGCTCACTGATTCAAGAACTCAAAGGGTGTACGCCTGGCGCTGCCCCCTCCGGTACGCGCAACGCTGCCGACCACCAGGCCGATCTGGCCGACCACCTCGCCGACCTACAAGCCGCCATTTCGCGGTTCTCGGCAGCAGCCACCAACTGACCGGAGAAAATCCCCATGGCAGACAACACCGCTGACTTGCTCAAGCAGGTCTCTGCAGAACTGAAACAGGCCACCAGCGACTTCAGCAAGCAGGCCGAGAACGCCCTGGCTGAGGCCAAGAAGGCCGGCAACCTGTCCGAAGAAACGAAGAACGCCGTCGATGAGATGGCCACCAAGTTCAACAGCCTGACCGAGGCCGAGAAGCAGCTGAAGGCGCAGTTGGGTGAGCTGGAGCAGGAGTTCGCTCGCCTGCCTTCGGCCAACTCCCCGCAGGCCCGTGAAAGCCTCGGCGGCGTGGTGATCAAGAGCGAGGCGCTCAAGCAGTTCGCGGCCAGTGTCGAGGGCAACAAGCGCGTGAGCATTCCCGTCAGCGCAGCGCTGCTCTCCACGGACATCCCGGCCGGTATCGTCGAGCCTCAGCGTCTGCCCGGCATTGACACCGCGCCGAAGCAGCGACTGTTCATCCGCGACCTGATCGCCCCTGGCCGCACTACCGCGCCGGCTATCTTCTGGGTGCAGCAGACCGGCTTCACCAACGCCGCTAAGGTGGTGGCTGAAGGCACGACCAAGCCTTACTCGAACATCGAGTTCGCCTCGAAGCTGACGGCGGTTTCGACCATTGCGCATATGTTCAAGGCGTCCAAGCAGATCCTGGACGACTTCGCGCAGTTGGGTTCGACCATCGACGTCGAGATGCGCTACGGCCTCAAGTACGTTGAAGAGCAGGAGATCCTGTTCGGTGACGGCACCGGCGTGCACCTGCACGGTATCGTCCCTCAGGCCTCGAAATATGTGCCGGCCTTTGAAGTCGAAAAGCGGTCGGGCATCGATGATCTGCGTCTGGCAATGCTGCAGGCTCAGCTGGCGCGCCTGCCAGCGTCTGGCCACGTCCTGCACTTCATGGACTGGGCAAAGATCGAGCTGACCAAAGATTCGCTGGGCCGCTATATCCTCGCCAACCCGCTGGGCCTGGCCGGCCCTGTGCTGTGGGGGCTGCCGGTGGTGGCCACCGAAGTCGCCGCGTTCATGGGCAAGTTCCTGACCGGCGCCTTCCAGACAGGTGCTCAGCTGTTCGATCGCGAAGACGCGAACGTGGTTATCTCGACCGAGAACGCCGACGACTTCGAGAAGAACTTGATCTCGATCCGTTGCGAGGAGCGTGCGGCCCTGGCAGTGAAGCGTCCGGAGGCTTTCATCTTCGGTGAGTTCGCGGCCCCGGTCACCCCGTAACCCTGAGTAAAGGCCGCCCGAGCGGCGGCCCCTGGAGGCATTCATGAAACTGAAAAC